ATCAAAGGGCATTCGTAGAAATATACCGCCACCAAATAACGGACATACTAGATAAGGCTAAATTTGAAGCATATTTCGACAAAGGATTTAATACCGCTAGAAGTCTAGCTAAACACTTTAATATCCCCGTTACTTCTGCGCATTACATTATCAAGGAAATTAAACATAGAATACGTCAAATTCAATATAGTTATGAAGCTAAAGATAATTGAATCAATTGCAAGGGTCACCATTTTTACAATGGGTGGCTTTATGGTAATAGGTAGCTACGAGATTGCTTTACGCACGTTAGGCATTTTAATTATGATTGTAGCTATAGGAAACGAACTAAATAAAAACGAACATGAAAATTAAAGACGAATACAAAGGAAAAACTATCATTACTTACGACTCCGTTTTAGGACAACGCAGAGTAGAAGTAGATAAAATACACCCAGCGCAGTTTAAGTATTACCAAACTATGGGGTTAGGGTACATTTTCGAAGCTGAAAACGCTACGATCAGCTACAAAGGAATAGACGAAGACCTACAAGACGATGTAAACACGGAAAAAGAAGTTATTAAAAAACCAGTAAGAAGAAAACCAAATGCCACAGCCAGTAAAAGGAGAAAAAAAACAGACGTTTCTAGCTAGGTGTATGTCAGACCTTGAGTCAATAGATACCCACCCGAACGAAAAACAAAGATACGCGGTATGTATTCACACGTGGGAAACACATTCACGTGAAGCCTTAAGTATCTACAAAAACACGTTTAAAAAAAAGAAATGAAATTCTACGTTTTAGATTACGGAAAAGACATGATACACGAAGGTAAGATACTAACCGACTACCTAGAACGTGAAGGCTTTCATCATATTGTGTACTTAACCAATGCAGACGGATTACTTTGCATGGAAGAAATAGACGAAGACGAATTTTTAAACCACTTCAAAAACACGAAAAATGCCAAAACCTAAACTATTAACAGAAGACGAATTCAAAGCCTTATTCAATGATTGGGTAATATACATAGAGAACAACCCAATAAAAAAACAAGTGTTTGTCGGTAAGGATGGAAGACACGACTATGAACTAATTCCAAGACCATACACAATGGAAGGTTTTTTAAACTTTGCCGAAAATAAAATCTGTAACGTTCATCAATATTTTGAAAATCGCGATAATCGTTATTCGACATATGTGGACATCTGTACGCGCATTAAACGAACCATACGCCAAAATCAAATAGAAAACGGACTAGCTGGACTTTACAACCCGTCCATAACTCAAAGACTAAACAACCTAACCGAAAAGACAGACGTAACGACAAACGGCGAGGCGATAAACGAAATTAAGATTAGCATAATTAGACCAGAACAAAATCAACTAGACTAACATGGTAAAAGTAAAAGTAAAATTTAAGGTAAGACACTACGACGCGTTTATTTTTGGACGCTATAGCTATTTTGAAGTAGTAGACCCTAGTGTAGAAATTACAGACCGCACAATTATCGTAAGAGGACATAATGGCGAAATAGTAGCCGTATTACCAGACCTAGACAGCTTAATCTTTGTAAGTGCAAAAACACTTGACTAATGTATTTAAAATCTACGGTTGTCTTTGAAAAGAATTACGACGCGCTTTACAATAACGAGGCGCGTTTTATTATTAATGAGGGTGGATCGCGTTCAAGTAAGACGTACAGCCTATGCCAGCTTATTCTGGTCTATTGCCTACAAAATAAAGGAGTGGTGGTATCAATAATTCGTAAGACATTAAACGCTTTAAAGAGTACGGCTATGCGTGACTTCTTCGAGGTGCTTAAGGATGCTGGTATTTACGACAAGAATAACCACAATATGTCGGCAAATACATATTCGTTTGATAATGGGTCAATGATAGAATTCTTTAGCGTGGACGACGAGCAAAAGATACGCGGACGTAAACGACATCTAGCATGGTGTAACGAAGCTAACGAGTTATTCCACGAAGACTTCTTGCAATTAAATATGCGTACCGAACATAAGTTAATCTTTGACTACAATCCGTCGGAATCTAATTCATGGCTATACGACCTACCAAAAAACGAATCCGTATTAATTAAGTCCACATACAAGGATAACCCATTCTTACCAGAATCCATAAAGACCCAAATCGAAGACCTTAAACGTACCGACGAAGCCTTGTACCAAATCTACGCGCTCGGTGAAAAAGCTATCAGTAAGTCTAACATTTATTCTAACTGGACATTCTTACCACATAGACCCGCACGCTTTACGCAGTTCCTATATGGCTGTGACTTTGGGTATAACCACCCCACAGCGTTAGTAAGAATCTACTGGCATGAAAAGGACATCTTTATAGAACCAGTCATATACGAAAGCTACCTAACGACGTCCGACCTACTAGAACGCTTCGAACAGCTGAACATAGAAAAGAACGCGGATATAATAGCCGACTACGCTAGACCCGAAATAATAGCCGAACTAAATAATAACGGATACAACGTACTAAACGCGAACAAGTCAGTTAAGAAGGGAATAGACAACGTAAAGACTTTCGGTATCTTCTGCATGGAACACGAAGGTTTAAAAAAGGAATACCAAAATTACAAATGGAAAAAGATAGGCGACCAGATACTAGACGAACCCGTAAAACTTTGGGACGATGCTATGGACG